CCCCGCAATGCCTTGTCCATAAAATCGTTCGGCTTCGTGCCGGGGTGGTGTACGATAGCCACCGGATGGCGTGCGCCTGGCCAGTATAGGGCCTTCTTGTGCCTGGGTCTGATAATGTGCGGCCTTGTGCCCAGTATCACATAAGGATAATACTTTAGCCTGCTAGTAACGTAGTAGCGCATCGGCCCCTCTTTACCCACATAGAGACTTTTCGCCAGCCGCCCAGTTCGTTTCGGGGCATAGTCCCGCGCACGGCCCAGGGCAACCTTCGCCGTCTGCCGTGCGCCTTCATCAATTCGTTTCTGTATACCCCTGGGTATCTCGCCCTGCAACCGTGACGTGGCGAGCTTCATCCCCGGCGTCTCGACACGAAACCTAAGCATTGTCTACCAGTTTCCTTATCAGGCCCGCTATTCGTTTGTACGCTTTCCCATCCTCGTTATATCCCAGATAGTCATTGCGGAATGACGGGTCGTGTTGCGCCTGCCGGGCCAACATCCGCCTGATCGCTATGGCTATCTCTTCCCCTGTCGGGTTGATACAGGGCACTCTCCGGTCGGTCGCTCCCTGGTACGCCGTTTCGACCAGCATCGCCGTCCGCAAGTGCGGGAAAAATGTCGCCTTCAATAACAGGTTCGACGGGCCGTAACTGATGAGCAAGTCACTGGCTTGTAACACCATGCCCAAGTGTTGATCGGTCACTACACAACTTACGCCGGCCTGGCGGGCNAATGCCAGGTGTACGTCCAGGTTGCGCCCGTGTGGGTGTGTCTTGATAACGTATTGCGCTTTGTCCCATCCCCGGCTGTTGTATAGCGGCCAGAAACGCCTCGTATGCCTCCCCCACCCCGTCGTGACCGCCCAGCAGGTTCGTGTCTTGTCGCCACGATGAGCCATAGGCGACAACCGGTCTACCGGGGTCTAGCTCCAGCAACTTGCGGGCGTGTACGGGCGTTAGCCTGGATGGAGCGGCCCACTTGTCAAATTGTGGTAGCCCTGTCTTGTGCACGGTCCCCGCTACCCGCTCACCGAACCATCGCCCCTGTGCGGGCCCCGCGACTGCGACATGATCGGCCACCAGCCAATCGTGTATATCCTCGCCCGCCGGCCCGCGATCGGCGTGGGGCAGGTACACGGCGTGCGGGATGTGTAGCACCGGTTTGCCGTGCGCCCTACCCCACAAGGCCATGATCCTGGGCGTCATCTCCACATCGTTGTGGACAATCACCATATCGGGGTCGGCCTCGCTCAGGGCGTGGGCGACCAGGGCCAACTCACCCATGCGCGGGTACAAGTATCCGCCGACATCGTGCTGCCACCAATCATTGACCGCGCTCGCGAGATGGTCTCCGGCCGGATACGCCAGGTTCTTGCTCAGAGCTACGGCGGCATCCGTGTGGGCCACTGCCTGTCGCCGGCCTACGAAGTCCCGAAACCCGACCACGGGCAGTTCCAGGTTGACCAATTGCTGCTCGAATTGCTGGTAGGGCGTCAAGAACTCATACTTGCCCCGTCCCGCCAATTCCTTAAAGATAGCGATCAGTGGGGCGTGAGCCGTTACGGCTATTCTTGTTGTCAAGGTGCTATTCCCCAAACCGATCTGCCAGGTACAGCATGTTCATCGTCTGCGTCAGGTCGTATGCCATCGCGTCTAGTACGTTTACGCCTTCGATCTTGTATGCCTGCCGGATGATTTCTTTGGCGTATGCCAGGTGGTCACAGTTGACCCGTTGCAGTTCGGCCCGTATCTCCTGCTCGGACATGGTGGAGGCCGGGGAGGCCGATAACGCCTCCGCCTGTGAACCTGGCTCTGATACGGCTGTAGACATTGTGGAACACTCCTAGCTGGTTCTCAACAAACCACTGCTCGGCTACTTTACGGTTGCGCTCGGCTACGGCTTGCTCTGCGGCCAGGTTGGCGACGGCAAACTCCAGCGCGTCCAGCCAGCCCTCCACGCTATTGGGGAGTAGGCGGCCAAACCTTGCCAGGTCGCGGTATGTCTCACCCCCGGTCGCAATCCACGGCACTTTGCCCAACATGTACTCCAGACCCTTGATCCAGCTACGCCTCTGGTCGTAAATGCCGTAGAGCGGGGCCACGCCGATGTCGAAACACGACACCGTTCGCGGCCACACATCCGGCATGACACCTTCTTGTATAACCTTCTGGTCACTTGGCACGGGTAGTTGGTGGTAAATGCGGTCATCATTGCCGCAAACCAGCCAGGTCACTTCGGGATGGCGACGGCAGAGCATCCGGGCCGCTTCGCGTAACCCTGACCCCCACCAGCTATCATAATGTGACACGCTCCCGCCCCAACCAATAACTATCCGGTCTTGCAACCCCCGTTCGGTCTTTAGCTCCTCTCGTGATGGCAACCCCGACCACCAGGCGCGGCGGGCAAAGTTCGGCAGGTAGTAGCCGTCTACCAGGTGCGACCAGTCCGATAAGATGTTGCGATTCGGCGAGAGTAGGCCATCTGACTGCTGCAACCCCTTTTCGAGTGCGCCCAGTGGGTCGGGGTTTTCTGTGCTAATTCGGTCGATCCAGAAGGCATGGGCAGGGTTTGACCTGGGCAGTATTTGATAAGCGTCGTCTAGGTCTATGGCTACGGGTTTACCCATACCTTGCCAGTACCGGATAGCGTCTAGGGCACGGGCATTGACTACGTTGCGCTGGAAGATGATAATGTCGCACGGCCCGACCCAGTCCTGGATGGCGGGGTCCAGATAGTCCAGAAATCCCGATGAGTGGATGAGCTTGGCTTTCCAGCCGTTGGCCCGGTTTTCCGGCAGGTTGAAGGCGTCAGCCGGCGCCTTACTCCGCCACTCAGAACAGTTCCACTCCATCGGTGTGTCGGCGTAGACAAAGACCACCGACATCCCCTGTGGGGCGGGACTGCCCTGGTGGCCTCCTCCCTGGTCTTTCACGCTACATCCTTTCTGGCCGGTATGCTATTTAGCTAGGCCACCTTGATGTGGCCCGTTCGCAGGGCGTTGTTAATGTGCTGCCGTTTCCAGTCGGCCAGAGCGTCCACCGTCCCCGCCGGATAGTGCCTCCCGTTCGGGGCATAGTCTACGGCCTCCAGGAACCGGTACTGCTTCTGTTTCGGTGGTCTTATCTGCTCAGGTTTGGCTTTCTTGTCGTCTGCCATCACTTCCTACTGTTCCTTTCTTTGTGATTAAACGTGTTCATACAAAGTCCGGTAATTCGCTCTCTGTTGATGCCTGTATTTTAGTTGGGTACAGAGTGCAACTAGAGTCTTGGATGAGCAGTCCCATCCGTTGCGCAGTACGCTCCTGGAGAATTTGCTTTACCCGAAGATAGGGCGTATACAGCCTTATTTCAGTATCGTTCTTCCTTGCCAGAATGTTCCGCGCCGCATTGAAGTCTGCGTCCAACACTTCCCCGTCGAAACAGTAAAACTGATTTCCGGTACGCTTCCCCATAAGAATGCCGTAACGAGAATCAGTTTGCGAGGTATAGGCCGCATTCACCAATGTAACAGACGCACCGCGTCTGCGTGATGCCGCGTTTATTGCCTCAGCCAGTAGCCCCTTGACCCACCCTGAAAGCCTGCGATTCTGATTCTTACCGAAAGAGTTTCCACGGATAGGTGATGTCAGGTCTTCACACACAACGACTAAGGCTTTGTATACCACTGAATGGGCCGCTTTGAATGCCAAATCACGCACCCGTTGCTTATGCTTCTTTCGGCGCGCGTCCAGCTTCTTTCGCCCAAGATTATTTTGTTCGATGTTTCGCCTTTTATGGGGCTTGGCCTCGGCAATTGCCGTAAGCCTGTTGCGCCTCTGGTACTTAAGTTTCAAGTAGTCCGATTCGGCACTTAGGACTTCACCCAGGCCTGCACCGTGAGTATCCCCATCCGAGTCGACGAATGCTTCAGTGTAACCCTTATCTATGCCAATATCTCGACTTCCACACGGAGCAGTACTGCAAACGCCCCTCTCATCTACCGCGTAATGAATTTCAATCAGGCCATTGCGGATAATGAGGCGCAATGTCCCCACCGGCATTTCTTTTGTATTCAAGGGAATAGTTATGCGTTCCCCCCGCACAAGGCTCTGCACCTTAACCCAGGCACGACCGCCACGCTCGAAAGCCTTATAACTGTTTGTGTCAAGGACAATCTGGTTGTTCACGTCTGTACGCCCGTGTTTGTAATGTTTGCGCATCATGCGGTGCAAAAAATTGTCTTCCGGCCACTTATCATTTCTCAGTAATCTGTATAGCCGTTTGCGTTCCTCTTCACTATCGGCGCGTCTATGAATGGCTTTGCGCACCTTTACCTTGGCCGCCTCACGGTAAGCCTCGATATCTGCCATTGCATCCCGCAAAGTGGCTTTCCAAAGACGGGCTGGCACATTGAATTCGCGTCCGTCCCTTAGCCATCCGTCACGGATTTGGCGTGACGTTAAACCTGCACCCTGAATACCCCCGAACCGATGCCATACTTCCTTACGCAGAGAACCGAGACGTTTGGCCATCTCTGACAAACGGTTGTATTTACTCTGCGTCAAATTCTTGCTATAGGCAATGCGAGTAACCTTAGCCATTTTTCAGCGTCTCCTTGATACGCTTTTGGTAGCTACGCGCAGAAAACACGTGCAAAATTGTTAAAACATCCTGCACCATATTAGACACTTGTCAAGTCAACAGTTATGCCCTCCTTATGACGCTGCGGTCGTGGTCGGGCGAATAGTGCCGGGGAAATCGAATTGGCCGCGCTTGAACCGTGGCTGTACCCGGTCGGTGTCGGCCCGCCGGTCGTCTTTGTCACTGATGCTGATACCGCCTGCGTAAACCTTGCCGGCGGTAGCGCGACTCAGGCCCACACCGGACAAGTCCATGTCTAGCAACCGGTCAAGCTGGGCATAAAACATTTCGTCAAACACCTNNCCCCGCGTTCGCGCTCCAGGTTCTAGCGTGATGTTGGTGCGGGATAGTTCGACACGAGCAGCAGTGTATAAGCCATTGAGCTCGGTCAACCAGTCGTAGACTCGTGTGCCACTGGCCGGCGGGATGCTGTACCCTTCTCCGGCTAGAGCGGTTTCGATTACGGCGCAACCACTGGACAGCCAGTTGTTGACCGAGGTGAGGGTCGGGGACGTGGACGTTGAAAACGTGGACGCGCCGCCTAGTATGTTTTGCGACCAGGCGGCTACGTCGGAAGCGCTGGCGTATGCCATCCCCCACCTCCCCCCTCAATACTTCATCGGAGCGCAGTCAACGCTCCCCGATGTTGAACCCCGCAGGGCCAGGCTGGCCGTGGGGCCGCGATACTCGTAAGGGGCTAACCCCGCCGGTAACAGAAGACCGTAGTTTGCGGACGGTGCTGTCCCGTCCCATGTGAGCCGCAGGTTGGCGGCGGATGGGCTGATCAGTATTAGGTCTGTACCGGCGGGGATACAACCAGATAGGGACAAGCTGGCTGTGGTGACGGCTGCGTGGATGATGGAGCCAGCGGATACCCATCGGGCAGGACCGAAACGCTGTCTCATGATGTGCCCCCTATCAGGCCACGGCCAGGTACATCAGGGTGAGCGGTGCGGATGGGACAGATGCCGTGCCGGCGTTGAAATACGATGCTGATAGCGCTCCGGCAGCGGTCGCTGATGCGGCTTGCAGAAACAGGCCGCTAGGGGCGGATGTCGCGGTTACGAACACTTGAGCGCCGGCGTTGAGACCGGCAACTGACACACTAGACGATACNATAGCTGCGCTGGCCGCGCTGGCCGTGTTGTAGGTCACTGAACCAAACAAGACCTCGGACTGTGTTGAGCCACCGCCCCCGACCTGTACTACCGCCTTGGGCCAACGTCTTTCGGCGCACTTTGAAACTGGCCATATCGGCCTCCTTCTGTTACGTGCCCTGGGGCAACCAGGGCCATCGGGGGAGAGAGGTGTTAACCTCTCCCCCCGGCCTTTACTTGCAAGTGTTACCGGTCAAACCCGACTATTATGGTCAAGTTACGTTGTAGATAATCCCGCCGGCGTCACTCGCGCAAATAACTTCATCGGTGTGGTGTTCGGCCTCGATGATGTCCTGCTTCTCCTGGTCCTCGCGGAACCGTGAGACGGTGAAGTCCTGCCAGGTGAAGACGTAACCAGATGCAGGCTCCATCAGCGCGGGAGTGGTAGGTACATAGCCCAGCCAGAAGTCGTCACCCCACACGTAGGAGACGGATGCGGTTTGGCCCTCGACGGCGGTGTCGTAGATAGCTGTGCCTACGAGTACCTTGTCGAAACCGAACCAGCCGGCCAGATCGTCCGGCGTTACTATCCCGCCCGTTCGCGTATGTTTCACGCGGTCAATCGAAGTCGGGATGCACTTCCAGGTCTTGCCAAACGTCCCAGGACATGACGGCCACGTTCGGCTTGGCCCCGATGGCCTGGATGACGTTGTTACGTGCGGTTTGGATGTCACCGGATGGGGTCGGATGTATCGCTTGACCACTGCGTGGTCGGCGATGCAGAGTAGGCCCAGTTGGCCGAGGCAGAGACTAAGTCGGCGACGCGTATTTCACGGCCCAACAAAAGGGCGTTGGTCACAAACTCGGTAGCCGCCACGTCCGGCTGTAGGGGCACATCAGCATTCTTACGCTCCTCGTCGGTCACAGCCTTGGCCAGGGCGTAGGGTAGACAGATGTACGACGCTGTGGACAGAGTATAGTCCACACGCTTGGCCCGTGTGCCGGGGCGCGTTTCTTAACGGTGT